CATTGGTTGAAATTTTGTTGTGTCTAATGCTTGAGAAGTTAAACCTGTTAACTGCGTTGCATAATCTTTACCTAGATCTTCTACAAACTGTGGGGGTAAACTTCTAGTTTCTGTGATTGCCATTATACTTTTCCACCCTTCATAAATGCTCTGCCTAGTCCACGAGTAGCAGCACCTCCACCTTTTCGGTTAATTCTATTTACTAAATCTCCTTTAGACCCTTTTGTGCTTTTAGGACCTGTGTAAAGTGATGGATTATCTTTTCCTTTTTTGACCGCTTTTTGTAATTCAAGCATACGATCTAGTCTTTCATTGTCTTTTTTTTTCAATTCAGATTTACTTTTTATTGCCATTAAATTACTTCTCCTATTCTCTCTGATACACTAAACATGTTCTGAGCGCCAGTGTTTCCTTGTGATTCCTCGGATACTCTACCACCATTTTCTAAATTTTTCATCATATTTTCCATAACTTCTGCACCTTTATCTATATCACCTTCACCAGCATTTCTAACAGCGTCAGCTGTAAATACAAACTCATTTACACTTAATCTTGCAGGCACATCATCTGCCTTTTCTTCTCTACCTATTGGTACAAATCCACCTTCAGCTCTATAATCTTTTTCCATACCACCAAGGTTCATGAGCCCACCTTCAGCTTTACTTATTCTACCACCGTTGGCTGCACCATATGTTGGATAAGGTAAATACTGTCCTAGCTCTTGAATAGGTGGTAAGAAAGCATATGCTTTTTGAATAGCTGCTATTTTATCTGGATCACCATCAGCATTTTCTATTGCATCATTTAATGATGCTCTCATCTCAGCTGGTTTTGCTGGTTGTCCTGTTATAGGATCAATTAATGATCCACCTCTGTTACTCATACCAATGTCTTCGTTTTCTGGTACCTTGTTAATGCCTGGTATAAAAGGTAAGATAGCTGAACCAGCTAAAATACCTTTAAGAGTTGGAGCCAAACCTCCATAACCAGATGTTAAACCTAAATTAGCAAGTAAACCTTTTTTAGCAGCCATTTCTCCCAATCCTAATTTATTCATTGCTAAACTATTTGCTCCAAACAAACCAGCTTTCATGTTCATTGGATTAAACATACCCTTACTAAAAAGTGATCCCTTTAAACCATAAGAACCAGCCATTGCTCCTGCTCCATATAGTAATGCCATCTTACCAACATCACTTTTTAAAACTTTTCCTGCTGCTTTGGCTACGCCACTGACAGCTTTACCAACACTTTTAACTATCTTACCTAAAAAATATCCTTGTCTCTTATCAACTCTGTCCATAATTCCACCCATAGCTCTTCTTGCTCTAGTGCCCATGATTCCACCATCAGCTGCATATCCTCTAAGAACATTAGCACCAACATCTTGTCCTGTACCAAATCTATATTCAAAATCATTAGTGTATGGTTCTACAACTTCCGTGGTCGCTGCTCCAGTGTTATAGTCTATTGGTAGGTAGGGTTGTGGACCATCGCCACCGCCACCACCAAAAATATCATACTTACCTTTACCCATTGTTCTATCATAATAATCATCAATTTTAGCTTGAGTAACACCACCTGTTTTCATATTTTCTAATAAATCTATTTTATTTAAACCAGATTTTAATGTATTCATATTTATTGGATATCCTTTACCTAATAATGCTCCCGCAAAACTAGGAATTTTTGAAGGGTGCGAAGTAAAGTCGGGAGTAGTGTCTAAATATTTAGTATTTAATTTACCTTTATCACCAAACTTTTTATTAGTACTTAATCCAAAAGCACCTAATTGAGGACCGCCAATATTACTTATATCAAAAGTAGTGCCTTTGTTTAAACCACTTGTAAAATCATATGTACCAAAAGTTTGAGTAGCAGGATCATAAGATCCCGTAATTCCTTCTATAATTTCATCAATATCCATGTGAGGATTTTGAGTATACTTAGATGCTATATAATCTCTTATAGCGTTTTTCTTTTTTTCTATTTGTTTGTTAACAAAATTAGTTTTATAATTTTGATTATAAGTGCCAAACTTTTCAAATTTAGTTTGACTAGGACCATACCCATAAGTTTTACCTTTATTTAAAGCAGCTCTTGCTTCTGCTTTTTGTTTATCAGTTCCAAACTGAGACATAAGTTCAAGATCAGTACCAATATTTTTGCCACCTTTATATGTTTCAAATGTAGAAGGTGCTCTTTTTCTTCCTCTTTGTTGAAAATCTAAATCTCTACCTTTACCTTTATTACCACCAGTATCTTTTGAAGCACTATAACTACCCCCATCATAATAATCACCAGGCTCAAAACTTGGAATACCATTTACCAGTTTACCTGAACCACCTGCTTTTTTGAGCATGGCTGCTTCTTTTTTATTTATGTAAGCTAAGAACTCGCCTTTAGGTGCGTTCTTTTTTAAATCCATTATGGACATGACTACATCCCTCTGTTGTAGAGACCCATCAAACCGCCGTTGGCTGCCATTGCAACTTTTTCTCTGACATCAACATCAGCTATTCCGCCACCAGGCATTTGCTCTTGCATGTTAACGTTTTCACTCATCATCATTTCTGGACTTTGAGATCTAATTCCTGATTGATCTTGTTGCAACTGTTGTAAAATTTGTTTCCAAATACCGCTTTCAAAAAAAGCTTCAAAACTTTGAAACTGAACTTTTTGTTCTTGGTCCATTTGTGACCATATTTCTGCCGCAATTTCTTTGCCTTGATCTCTTGGTTCACGACCACCCATTCTAATATCACCTTGATTATATTTAATGTCTGGTGCTCCAGCTTGTATCGATTCGTTCATTGAAATTTTTTCTTCCATATTATCTCCTTTTACTTTGTTTTACTAAATAAATCAAGAGTTGGCATAATAACTTTTACATCCTGTGCCATCTCTTCTGGCTTATAACCCTTAACTTCCCAGTCTTTTCTGTCTTTAAAAACCTCACCTGTTTCTTTGTGTCTATAAGTCTCTTCAACTTTAGCAGTATATACTTTCATTATGTTGTTACCTCTTTCTTAATGTTTAGATAGCTAATAGCTACATCAAACGAATCTGTTGTGCTTGACTGTACTTTAAAAGGTGTACCACCTTCTATTATTAGCGGTTGTGTTAATAATTCTTTTGTAACATTTGCTGTTAATGCTACTGATTTAATAGCTGTGATACTATTGTTTGTAATAGTAACAATTGGTGTACCAGCTGATGTAACTAATATTGATTTAATAACTATTGTTTCATTAACTGCAGGAATGTCAGCACCTAATGGTGTAAGTGCACTGCCACTTGTACTATTTTCTATACCTTTAAATTTATATTGATTTACTACTGCCATTATTCTAAAAAGAAACTTCTAGCTTCTATCTCCTGTTTTAATTCTTCTTGAAAAGTAGTGTTTAATTTTTCAAGAACTGCATCTAAATCTCTGACTAGGGACTGAGCAACGTCTGGTTCATATTCATTACTTGCTCTAGTTAATGTTTGTACTATTTTAGCCATTATCTTCTTCCTCCAGTTTGTATATCTAATCTAAAAGTTCCTAATTTCCAACTAGTATCAACAGCTGTGTTAGATATTGTAAGAGCTATGGCTCTACCTCTAGCACGTGTGTCTACTTTATCTGTTGTAGATGATACAGTAAAAGGTCCAAGTGATGAACTAGCTGCAACATCATTTGGATAATTTCTTAAATCTAATTGTATAATAGCATTTCCTTGTTGTGCTATAAAATCTGGTATAATTCTACTAACTCTCATAATATTTTCACCATCACCTCTAAGATCACCTAAATTAGTAGCGGCCCCTCTTACAACTTTTTGTGTAATATCATAATCACCAGAAGTAATATCAGCTGGAATAGCGGTAGTAACACCCAACCTTATTTGATTAACTCCTGTTTCATGTTGATAGTAATAACTAATTCCGTCCGTATTACCTTCAACATCAAAAGATGTATCCGTCCCTGCATCATATTGTGTTGCATGTGGTAAACCAAATACTGCGGAATCTTGCCATGTTGTTCTAGTAAATAATGTACTATCGTTTGTAAACCATATAGGACGTTTAGATGTTGAATCTAAATAACTATAGGTAACTGATCTAGTATTAACGTTTGAACTTGCTGTAGGATAAAACCATGTAATCTCACCAAACAAGTTATTTATACCACAATAAATAAATTGATTAGATGTTGTGTTAAGATCATCATAAACATAATCTTCAACCAAGCAATCCATAGATTCTAGTTTACCAGTATATCTAAAGAAACCATTATCAGACATCCAGTACGCTGCACCATCAACTTCGACAGCTGCATTCTTACCTATTAACCCACAGTTAGTCCCAACTTGTTCATAAGCAAATGTAAAAGGAGTTCCAACAAATCTCATAGTAAATAAAGAAGTGTCCGACCAAATGTATATTGCATTTCTACCAAGTTTGGCACCCATGATCCGTGATCCAGCGGCCAGTCTTTGTGTACCAGCACTATTCTCAGCTGTAGGTGTATACTCATTTATATTTTCTTGAGAAGAAAATCTTATAAACATATCATCTTGTGTAGTCTTGTCACCTATAGTTGTTTCTGTTCCAAAAAATACTAAGTGACGGTCAGGAGTTGATACTAACATATCACGTGACGCTGTTGGTGCACCTGTAATAATTGTAGCCCTGGTCCCTGTAGCGTTAGTTAGATCAGCATTCCATTCAAAACATTCACCATTAAAAATTAAAGCAATTAATGTACTACCTAAATTGTCCAAGGCCCATAGACCGGGTTCGGCAACAGTATCTGTATCAGCTGATGATTGACCCCAACCAGAAAAATCACTATAATTTGTAACTGTAGCTCCTGTGCTGTGAGAAGCATTTGTTGTTCCTCTAACATTTCTAGTTATTCCAGTTAAAGTATTTGTTCCTGTATCTACTCCCGTATAAGAAATTTCTTCGGTACCTACTTGTATAAAATTAGTTCCGGTTGTTGGAAAATTTAATACAGATGTTAAAACAATACTAGTTCCAGTCCCACCTGTTCCCGCTGAGTTAGCAGATAGTGATCCATTTAATGTAGTTGTTTGAGGAGCTGTTGATGTTCCACCATATTGAGATATACCCCATCCAAAAACTCCAACTTGTTCTGCTGGACCTACGTGATAATATTGAAAAAAAGTAATACCTCCAGAAGTAGTAGCACCAGACCCTGTTTCATTAGAAGGCATTGTAATAGTTATACTTGTTGAACTTGGTACACTGGTTACCATAAATTTTTTATTAGCAAAATCTACTGCTCCAAAATTAGAATTAGTAATAGCACTAAAAGTAGTTGCATCACCAAATAAAATTATATCTCCTTCTTGAAAAGTGTGTGAACTTCCAAACGTAATAGTTACAGTTGGTGATCCGTTAGTCGTACTAAATGCACTAGTAATTGCTGTACCGGATGGATTAACTAGAGGATGTATATCGTAGAAAACTTCTCCTGAGTATGCGTATAAAATTCTATTAGTTCCAATAACAGCATATTTAATACCTTGTTTATTAACCATGTGGTGTAACCCTCTAGCTGAACCAGTAAGTTTACTATCACCTAGTTGTGACCAACCACCTATTTTTTCTGGTGTACCATATCTAAAACGCACATTGGTACCGCCGGTCCATTGCGACTCGGCTCCGGTAGATGTAACTTGTTTATTAAATCCTGGTAAAAATCCTAGTTTTTGTAGCATATTTTTGTCCTTATTTAAAATATACTATATTTAAATTTATATCAATATATCTTATCTAGCAGTTCCTGGTATAGAAGAAGCTCCTGTTACAAGCGGATGTTCGGCGAACGCCATATAAATATATGTTGAACCACTACCATTCCAAGCATCGGAACTTGTTTTAATTTTTATTCCAGTTCCTAAAAAATTTGCTCTGTCTGTTCCTGTATTTTCTGCATCAGCATTATTTGGTGTTAATGTATTGCTTAAAGCATTAATTGGATTTCTTTTATTATCAATTAAAACCCATGGATCACCTCCTGAATTTATTCGTTTTGAAAGAAAAAAAGAGGGCTGAAAAGAAAGTGGTATGTATTGCCCATCGGTATTCCCATTACCTATGTAGGTTGAAACGGAGCTAAATCCCTGCTTAGGAGCAAACGAATACATTATATAGCTATCCCCATCTTTATTATTATTTGCATTGTTTCCTAAAGTTACAACTGAACTAGATGCGGCTGTTGAGTTCCAAGTATTTGTACCACCACCAGCTGGTTGGTTCGCTTCTGCATTAGTCTGAGAAAGAAAAATAGCATAAGCTGCACTTGTTAAACCAGAATGTTGAATTGGCCATCCTCTGTTTTCTGATATTGATTTACAAATTACCATCTTTGGCGCAGCCCCTAAGTGATGTGGTATCGTGTGTGCTGCTGTCCCGTTTCCTACGTATTTTATAATTGAAAATCCAGAATCTGTATTTACAGAACCAGAATATGATTTACTTGTTCCAGAACCACCAGTTGTTCCAGATACAGATGATCCGGCCTTCCACAGCCACGATACAAAGGTATCTCCATTATTATTATATCCACCTGCACCACCAAGAGAAAAACCGTCTGTTATAAAACCGGTTACTCCTGCACTCTCTGTTGCTTCAAGAGTATCTGCATTAGAACTTAAAGATTTTGTTGCACCCCTAACAGAATCTACCAAAAAATGACTAGAAGAAGAATTTCTTCGCTTTAACCAGACTAGATCTGCTTGAAAAGTATCTGCTTCAGTTATATTTCTTGTTCCATCATCTCCAGTATAGATTATACTATTTTGATAAAGTTTTGAATTGTCTATATTTGTATAAATTGCCATTTATTATCCTCCTGTTGCCGCTAAATTTTTAGTACAAATTGCAAAAAAAGATTTTGCTGTGCTGTCGCCTGTAATATTTGGAGAATATTCAAATTTACCAAATCCGTTATCATCAGTAACACTTGAACTTTGTGATTGAAAAGGATTACCAAAATTAAATTCAAATACAGCTGCACCTCCACTATTATAATCTCCAACAAAGGGTATATAAACACCGGTTCCACCAGATGTATCGTGTGAGTTAGCATTTAAAGCAGTTATATTTAGTCCAGTTCCAGAATTTTGTAATACACCGTTTTTACTCCAATATGATTTAAAATCTACAAGATCAAGATAAACTCCAATAATATCTCCAGCAGCATAAGTACTAAGTGAGGCAAGAGTAGTCTGTCCACCAGAACCATTTCCAGTATCTACTTTACCGTCATTTTTATAAGCTTGAGCAAAAGGTGTTACATTTCCAGCTTTACCAGAAATACCACTCATAACTCTTGAACCATGTGGTGTAAAACCTAATTCTGCTGTCCCACTTGTACCTATTGCAGTAACATCAACTTCATAATACCAACGACCTCCGGACAATGATATTGTTCCTGTAGTCATAGCTTCAGCTGAAGCATTAGTTGTAACCTGTATATTACCTTCTGCAAAAAGAGCATTAGCATAAAAATTATCATTTGGATTTGCAACCGCAAAATTGTTGGTACATGTATCGGTCACTTGATTTTGAGCATCCATGTTATTAACTGTAAAATCATGATTGTTACCAGAAAAATCTTCTCCTAAAGCACTTGAATTTGAAAAAGGTAAATAAAATCCATTTGTACCAAACGTCAGTTCTGTAACATCTTTAGGCACCCATATCCCACTGTCTTCATCAAATTCTCCAAACGATGTTGGTGTTAAAGTTTGTCCATCTATACTCGTAAATTCAGCCATGTATAATCCAGCTTTATCAGAACCACCATTTACATTGGCACCAATAGAATGTGAGTAAGGGCCATTCCAAGTTGAAGTACCAGACCCGTTGGTATTTGTATCAAATGCAGTGACCTCTACACCATTAACCCAAATTTTCTGTGCTCCTGCAGAGCTGGACATGAC